GTTCTCCGTAGGACGGTGGCAGAGACTGCCGGCGCTTGTTGCGCCGCTCGTAAGGCCACCGTTACCGTTTTCGCCGGCTGACGCCAGCGGGTCCGCACTTGTCGCGGCCCCAGCTGCTGTCGGGTGCCGGCGTCGGGACGCTGCGGGTTGGCGACACCGGGGATCCTGCGACCTTGCCCTTGGTGTAGCTGTCGTCCTTGGGAAGCTCGCGCTGGGTGGAGAGCGGGCCGGTCGAGCGATCATCGTCCATCACAAAAACCTCTGTGGATATGTTGCGGTGCGAACAGAGAGGAACAGAGAAGGCGATCACAGTCGCAGCCTTGACAGCAATGTGGCGACGCAGCGCTACTACGCGCGCGCGCTCCAGTACTGATTGAACCGCGAGACAGGAACGAGGCGCAGCAGTCCGATGCCGAGAGGATACTGGGCGAGCAAGCAAGACGCACCGTCCTTCTTCCGCTACAACGGAACCCTGCTCGACCTTGAGTTCGACAGCGACGAATGCGTCGAGGACGCCTACGAGATCGTCCAGGCGATCGCCGCCGGCAAGACCGTCAGCACCCACCCCGACTACGCCACCCACGACCACGATCCCTTCAGCATCCTGCCGGTCAAGCAGCGCCAGTGGGGGCCGTGGGAAACATTGCTCGAATACCTCGACCGCAGCGGTGGCCTAGCCAACGGCAAGAACATCAAGCCGGCCAGCGAACACGCCACTTGGAACCCGCAGCTGCGCAAGAACCCACCCTCGGCAGAAGAACTCCAGCAGCGCGAGGAAGCCCGCCACTACCGGCAAGCCCTCCTCGACCAATACGACCAGCAGGACGCCGAAACCTATCACCAGCAGCGCAAACGCGAACGCCGCCAGCTGCGCAAGCAACTCGCGCTCGGAACCGACTACACCGAAATCCCCCACACCTACGGCTACGCCTACGGCAACGGACGCCTGCAAAAACCGCCGCCAGACCCGAAACCACCCGGTAACCCAATGGACTGGCTCGATGCCCACGCCGGCCTCTGCCAAGGCGCTCCGTTTGATCCGCCTACTCGAAACAACCCGGAAAATCCGCCGGCCCAAAAAATCGACGACCCCTCGCAGTTCGGTACACGCCACCGGAAACGGTAGCAACGAAGGGGATGTAGCCTGCACGGGCCATGCTGGCTCCCCCTGCTCGTCTCTCACCCCCGTACCCCACCCATATACCACTGACGGTAGGCAGGCACCGGGGGGCGGTGCGGTGTTACCGCATGTCGACCAACCGAGGCAGGCGACCGATGGTCGCTCGTCACCGATGTGGCACAGCGCAGCGAATAACCCAATGATATCAGTGGACTGATGCGATTACGTCATTCGGGACAGAGCGGCAGAGGTAGCGAGGTACGCAGCCGAGCCACCACTGCAGGGGCAGCGGCACTATCCGTGCCGCGTCGTCCTTTCTCCCGTCGTTTCTCCCCGTTTCCCCTTCTCGTTCTGCCGTTCCTCGCCGGCTTTGTCATCGGTCGAGCGATGGATGACGCGCAGTGCGAGGAGGGCGGCGACGAGGCGTTTGGCGAAGGCAGTGTTGCCGAGTTCTGCTGCGCCGTCGTAGGGCGGGCCGAGGGCTGCGATGACGCGCTTCACGAGGCGGTCCTCGTGCTCGTGCTCTGCGTGTTGCGCCTCGATGGTCATGTTCGCACGCGCTTCGCGGCCCAAGCGGGATTGCCGAGTGCGGTGAGGCCATCGGGCTGCACGCTCTCGGTTGCGAATGACGCTGCCGGCGTTTCGGGTGGCAGCTGTGGGCGCTTCGCGGCAGACATGGCGGTGTAGGTTTCGAGCGAGGGCGCGGCTGGCGGTTGCTGCTCGTGCGGCTGCAGCGGCAGATCGGCTGCGGTGATATGGGCGTCGCCGAGGAGATCGCCGGTCACCACGCGAGCGGCTGCGAGGCGGGAGATATCCTCGACCTCTGCGCCAGGAGGATGCAGGCGCAAGCCGAAGCGTTGCGCGGCTGGGATGCTCATCGCGCAGTGATCGAGCAAGCCGAGCGCATCGAGCGCGGTGGCGATGTGGGCTGCGCTGATGTTGTGCGCGTGGCCGAGTGCGTTGTGGATGATCTGGTAGGCTTCGTCGCGGGTCATGCGGCAGTGTCCTTGATGGGTTTGAGATCAAGCTCGTGCGCCGGCAGCTGCTCGACCTGTTTGGCGCGCGACGCCGCGAGCCAGTGCTCCAGCTTCTCAAGCTCCTCGTCGGAGAGATCGGAAAACGGCGAGCCGAGCTTCTCCGCTTGTTTCGGCAGCAGCGAGACGACGCACTGCAGATAGACGTTGGGCGCTTTCTTGCGGACCTCTTCGATTGCGGCCTCGCCATGAATTTCGAAATCGGCGAGCAGGCGATTGATCGTGATCTCGGCGAGCTTTGAGCGCGCGCCGCGCGGCCTGCCGGCGGGATTGCCCGACTGCCCCGGCTTGTACGGGATGAGGTTTTCGGTCGTCCTTGGCATGCAGAGAACGTGCCTCTGTTAATTCAGTGATCTAGCCTACGCGATGTCGAGCAGGGTTTCACGGGAAACTTGCTCCTGCTCCGCGGAGTTTCGCGTTAGCTGATTAAGTCGATTGAGAGCCTCGCTGGCGATGCTCGCAATGATGCGCGCGCAACGCCGGCAGTGCTGCTCGCCGAGCACGGTCTTGTTGCGACAGCCATCGACCGCGCACTTCATTGCTTCACCAGATGCGGTCGATGCATCGTCGGCTGATACGGCTCCCAGTCCTCGGGCCACAACGCAATGGCGCGATCCTCCGAGCACATCTCGCACAGAAAGATGATGTGCTGGCGCGGACCCGGCCAATGCGTCACCCGCTCCTCGTGCAGCGGCTTGCCATAAGCCCGCACCGCGCCGCAGCCGTCACAGCGCACGCCCATCACTGCACCAGAGAGACGCGGATGTCATCGCCATCGGCCTCCAACACCACCATGCGGTTGACCGGCGCACCGCCGAGCAAATCCTTGATCGCCTCGCCATCGGCCAGCGACACCGCAAGCTCCTTGAACTCGCCGGCAAACGTGAAGTGCATCACATCCTGATCGAACGGCGGCTCCAATGGCGTCACCTTCACACTGGTGATGCGCCTCATCGACCGCGCGCCCCGCGCCTCGGCTTCGATAAGCCGGCCTCGTTGAGCGAGATCGCAATCGCTTGCTTCGGGTTGGTCACCACTGGGCCTTTCTTGCTGCCCGAGTGCAGCTTGCCCTGCTTGAACTTGTGCATCTCCTGCTTGACGCCGGCTTGGCCCTTTTTCACTGGCATCGGATTTGTCTCCTGATATCAGCGGCCTGCGTAGGCAGTTGCTGGCCGTTCAGATTTAATGTATGGCTGCGAGCTTCGCTTACTCTAACCGAAGGACGCCACAGTGACAAAAGCCGAGACGGCCCTGCAAGCCCAGCTGCAGGCCATGATCGATGCCCGCGATGCCGGCAGCGATTACTTCAAGACCGAGCCAGACCATCCACTGGTCGCGGTTGCCCGCCACGCCGCCACCCTGAAGCCCGACGACAAGAATTTCCAGATCGGCTTCATCCAGGGCTACTCCACCGCGCGTCAATCCCACGACGCCTACAAGGCAGGGGAGTGACCATGTCCGATGTCACCCTGCACAATGGCGGATCGGTCGTCGGCTTCACGCCGACGTCCACCGCCGCGCAAGACTGGTTCCAGCAATACGTCCTGTCCGAGGACTGGCAATGGCTCGGCTCCACCTTGTGGGTGGATCAGCGCCTCGCCCGTGACCTCATCGATGAGATCGTCAACTCCGACCTCACGGTGAGCACATGATCACGTTCAGCGGACCCGCAGGCGTCACCACCTATCGCGCCATCACGCTCAAGCATGGGCTGCAGCTGTACGCCGATCACAAGATCAAGCCCAACCGCATGTGGACCCCAACCAACATGCTCAAAGCCGCCGGCCAGATCACCGGGGAAACGTATGGGCGTGGCTGTTATCGGCAGGCCATCGCCGATCTCACGACGTGGCTCAACAAGCACGGCAGCATCGGAGATTGAGATGGCAACACCGCACACATGCCCATGCGGATCGGAAGAACCGTGTTGGCCCGAGCGCGACGGCTACGGAATTTTCCTGACCTACGTCTGCGACAAATGCCGGAAGGAAAAGCTGTCGCATTTCCGCGACGACATCTTCGAACGCTACGTCACCGAGGAACCCATCGAGGAGGATTACTGATGGCTGCAATCATTACGTTGCTGACAGCGCCCGAGATCGATCTCCTGATCGAGGCGCTCAATGCCCGCGCGTCGCGTCACATGAGCATGTCGCGCGCCAACCCGCGCGGTGCCAAACCGCACGACGTTGCAGCTGCACAGATGGACAGCCTCAAGGCCAAGCTCGCCAGCATCAAGGAACGAGCGTGATGACCGGGCAACTCATCTGCAGCATCTGCAACAAGCCGATCCCCGCCAAGGGATCGTGGAAGCTCGGCAACAATGCCGAGCCGATCAATAGCGGTCGCTGCTGCGACCAATGCGACAACGACATTGTGATCCCACGCCGCATCCTGCAGCTGCGCAAAGCCCGCTACGAAGCGGAGGACAGCTGATGGGCGTCGCGCTCGCCATGTCGGAGTGCTTCGGGTGTAAGCGAGTGTTCGCCTACAACCCGCTGCGCGTCCCATCGATCCCGATCCGAGGCGAACGCCAGCCGATCTGTCTCGACTGCGTTCACGCCGTGAACCCCAAGCGCGTGGCCAATGGCCTCGCGCCCATCATCCCGCATCGCGATGCGTACGAACCCTGCGACGAACAGGAACTAAGCAATGATTGACACCGACACCCTGGAAGCCGGCGTCGAGCCGGAAACACCGAAGATGAGAACCCTCATCTTCAGCCTGGAAAAGGCTGTCCATGAACTCGTGTGTTCCTCCGAGACAGCCCCCGGCGATCACACCCTCGCACTGTTGAGCATCGCCGTCAGCGCCAAGCGCATCGCCGACTGTCTCGATGAACTCTACAGCAGCGTCGATTTCATCGCCCAGCAACACGTCAACGAAAAGGAATGAACCATGTCAGCCCCTGAACGCGCCAACACCATCGGTCATCTGACCGCACGCAATCTGCTCGACAGCGTCACCGAGTTGCGTGAGGATATCCAGCTGCAGTCCATTGCGCTCGCGGAGATCGACCTCTCGCTGCGCAACGTCTTCAACGAACTGCGCCGGCTGCGCGCAGCTGTGATCTCGTAATGATCTGGGTGCAGATATTCTTCGGTGTGTTCCTGATGACGCTGGTCATCCTGTATCTCACCCTCTGCATCCTGGCGAACTTGCGATAGCGACCTACCCGAGACGAGCGGAAGAACCTCATCGGCGAGCGGCGGCGTCGGTGTATCAGAAAGGTGCTCTGCGGTGCTCGTCTCGGGGCCTGCGCAATGCAGGCGTGTAGTCATGACCGTTCAAGAGCATCGACCGCCGCCATCCCCAATGGAGGCCACAGTGATCCACATCGATCTGCAATTCGCCGACGACTGCAAGCCCGGTCGCTACATCACCCAGATGAAGACCAACAAAGCCGACAAGGAGTTCGTTCGCACAGCTGCCGAGCTTGCCGGCATGACGATGGCGACGTTCATGCGAACGTGCGTGTTCCAGGCGGCATGCGCCCTGCACAGCGAGCACAACACATCGCGGCTGGAACCGCAGCGCATCCCCTCGGAGACATGGGACGTTCCACGCTGAAGCAACTGCAGCCGGGGCTAGAAACAAACCCGGCTACAGCCGCTACGCGCCGTCGAGGAAGGCAGTCTTCGCGACCGCGCAGGTAGGGCGGTTCTCGTAAGGCCATGCATATTTGGAAACGCTACAGATATGAACTGCTTCGCCCGTACGGTCAATAGGTGGGGTGTGGCTTCGGTTCTAACCCCCCCCCTTAGAACGCGAAGCGAATGTCACAGCAACAATCAGACCGAAATGGGGGGATCAATTGTTGTCCCTTTTGATACCCGTCCGGTCGAAGACCAAACCGGACAGCTGCTGGATAATCTTACGATTATCCAGCATCTGCCCCCGTTCTCAGTCTGTTCCAAAAACCGCTAGGAAGCCCGCCGGTCGATTTAACCGCTGGCTAGGTGCCGCTGTAGCCCCTACCCAAAAGGAAAGGGCCAGGATCGCTCCTGGCCCCCGTATCCTGGCGGTTCTTGCCGGGGAACTACCCCGCCAGGAATGCCGTCTGCGCCGCGTCAAGCTCGGCAACGTCGTCGGTCGCCGGGAACAGGTGGCCGTACACGTCGGCGGTCACCGCGATGCTGCTGTGGCCGCACAGCGTCTGCACCACCTTGAGCGGAAGCTCGCGACCGCCATCGCGAACCCGGTTGATGCACCACGAAGCGAAAAAGTGGCGCAGGCAGTGCAGGCCCGCGTACTTGGCAACCGTGTTGCCGTCCTCGTCGGTGCCGGTGATGCCGGCCTCGATCTGCGCCGCCTGGAACTCCTCGTCGGCAGTGACGCGGGCCAGCGGGTTGCCGCGCGCATTGGCGAACACAAGCTCCTGGCCGGGAGCCTGCGCGAGCTTGTGCTGGCGCAGGGCATTGAACACCAGATCGATAGTCGGGATCGTGCGGTTGCCGGCTGCGGACTTGGGCGCACCCACGTCGTTGTAGCGGTCGATGCGCTGGCTGACCGTAACCCGGCGACCGTCGAGGTCCACGTTGTCCCACGTCAAGCCGCGAAGCTCGCAGGCACGGAGGCCGGCGAACGCCGCCGTCAGCACCAGCGGACGCACCCGGCCCTGCAGGAACGGGATCAGCTGCCTGATCTCGGCCACGCTCGGGACATCGACGCCCACCGCCAGCTTGCGCTGGATGGTCTGGCGCTTGGACACCTTCGCCTTGCCAGTGCTCCGCACGACGTTCTGGGACACTTGGCCCCGGCGCTGCGCCTCGCCGACGATCTGCGCCAAGTTGATCCGCACCCGGCGGATCAGCTGCGCGGAGGCACCGCGAGCCGCCAGCGCATCCTCCCACGCCGCCACGTCGGGCGCGGTGAAGCGGGACAGCAACACGTCGCCGATGATCGGGTTGATGTGGGAGGCGATCTGCTGGGCGTAGAGCACGAGGGTGACGCGCTCCAGGCCGGCGCGCTCGCACTCCGCGAACCACTGCGCCGCCGCGAACGCGACGGTGATGCTCTGGCCATCGGGAGTGTGGGTGCCGGCATCGACGCCAACGGTAACGACCGCGAGACGCTTCTCGGCCAATTTCTTGGTCGTGAACGTCTCGCGGATGCGACGGCCCTTAACAACGTAGTCGATCTGGTAGGCCTGCCGGCGCTCGCCAGCGGGGGTCTGCCAAGTGCGGATGCGGAGTGCCATGACGGTGTTCCTTCGGTTGGGTTGCGACAACCGGAGAAATAGCACGTCACAAAATTACGACAAGGAAATTAATTCCATAATGATTTCAACGAGGTTCTGCGTCCTTCGGAAACGCATCATTTATAGGCCGCGGAGTGGTACTTATGCCCATTCTATAAGGGTTTCCTGCGGTTTTACCCCTTGGCACACCTTTATCCGGGCTTGTCAGGAATTATCGAGCTTTATCAAGACGTAGCCGGCCATAGCGGCGGCTCTCGGTCGCAAGAACGTCACACGTTGAATGTGGGGATAAGGCTGGATAGATGCTGCGAAGCGCGGCGAAGCGCGGCAAGGTGCGGAGAGGAGGCACCCATGAAAAACACCGACGAACACGATGAAATGCCCGCCGAGGACGTGCTGCTTGGAGCCGGTCAAATCGCCGGATTTCTCGGGATTTCCAAGGCGCGGGTCTATCACGCCCACCGGCAGCGAACCCTGCCCATCGGAAACTGGGGCTGGAAACTGCTCGCCAGCAAGCGCGCCCTCACCCGCTGGCTCGCAAAGAACTCGACCTAACGCCGCAGCTGCCGGCCCTTCGCCGCCTTGGCCTCGGCCATGACGGCGAGCGCATCCCTGAACCTATCCACGGTGTAGCGGAACCCCCGGATGCCGGTGCGCCCAAAGGCCACCGACGCCTGCGGCAGCGATAGCCGCTCGCCCAGGACCAGCCACAGCAACCGGGTGTCGCGCCGGCCAAGGTGGCGCAGGAGCCATCCCAGGAACGAGTTGACCCTCACCGCCCCCTCGATCCCCAGCAGCGTGTAGACCTCGGCCTGCGTCGCCGGGTCCACCCGGTCGCCCTCGGACCATTGCCCGCCGCCGCCGATCCTGGCGGCATGTTCGAACACCGCCTCGATCTCACGCCCCACCCGGTAGCTCGCCTCGGTGATCTTGTTGCCCCGGCGCTCGCGGTCGAGGAGGTCGATCCTGGCGAGCGCGCGCACCCGGCGCTGGGGATCGTAGGCGTCCGCGACCGCCACGATGCCGATGCTGGCGCGGGTGTTCTGCGTGCTGCTCGGCAGCGGAGCGTAGCCGGCGACAGGCTCAGGGACGCGGGTGAGATCGTGTCTGCCGGCGTTGCCGCCATTGGATCGCGCCATCAAACCCTCCGATGATCGTTGCAGGCCCAGCCGGGTTGGCAAACGTACATCCCAGGATCGCCGCACACGCTGCATCGCCCCTGGAACACCGCCGGCTGCAGCTGCGGCTGCAGGAACGGCAGGAGCGCTGTCATATCCTGCAGGACCGAGGGGTCAACAATCAGCCGCTCGCCGTGACCGAAGTCATGCGGTCGCGCATGCTGGAAGAACTCGTCGCGGGCGATCCAGCCGATCAGGTCCACCCAGCTGTGATGCGTGCGCCATCCCGGCTCGTCGCCGTAGAGCGGCACGACCGCCAGGACGGCGATGTCGGAACTGAAACGCTGCGAGCCGTGCTTGTCGAACCGGAGGTAGGGCGGATGATAGATCGACGCCTTCACCTGAAGCCGCTTGCCGTACAGATCGATGTCCTTGCCGCCGTCGCCGGTCATCTCGACGCTGTAGCTCACAAGCTCGGGCCGTTGCGCATATTCGCCGAGCGCCGCCTCCGAGCGCAGCCCATCGAAGTGGATTTCCCATCCAGGCCGGCTCGACACCTGTCGATTTGTGTGCGGCAGCTTGATCGCGTCGCGCGCCCTCGCAACTTTGTAGCACTTGATCAGGAGAGCGCGCGGCAGCTGGATGCGAACTTTGAATTTTGGCCAATCGATCACGCACCCTTCGATGCGCGTTTGTAATCCGCCATCACACGCTCGACCACCGCGCGGCGATGCTCGAGAGGCTCGGCGTGTTCGTGCTCGAGCCGCTCGCGTTCCTCCAGCTGCGCGCGCGAGCGGGCGTCGTAGTTTGCAGCGAAGCCGGCGCGGCGGATGTGCTCTTCAATGAACTCGACCATCTCGGCGATGCTCGGTGGCCACTTACACGTTCGCTGGATGCCGGTGATCGGCGAGGTCACGGTGTTGATCACCTTGTCGTCGTAGCGCTCCAACACCATCGCAAGCTGCACGAGATAGCCGTCAGGGTCCGCGAAGTCATCGCGGCGGTACGAGCTTAAGATAAGTTGAGCGCACTTGCGTATCCAATTCGAGCGGTCGAGGACCGCTGCTGCCCGGCGTGTAGTCGTCGCTTGCGCCGGCAGCTTTGAGTTTTTCACCGAGCCGGTCGCACGCATCCAGTACCGATCCGTGTCGTCGTCCGTGGCCATTCTGCCCTCCCTTGTTGCGCGCGTTGTATCCTGATCGCTGGAAATTGCGGTAGGCGGCGTCCCAGTTCACATACTGGTAGCCCTTCGCCAGCGCGTGATCGCGGAACTCATCGGCCTCGGTGGGATCGCGCTGCTCGCCCTTCGGCACCCAGTCAGCCGGCAACGGTCGCTTCCCGCGCGCGGCAGAAGCAAGAGGTCTCTCGATAGAAGGAAGATTAGGAAGTAAGGAAGAAAGAACAGTAAGAGGCGGCGTGTCACCGTGACATTGGTGACGCGAGCGTTGATCCGCCACGGTTTTTTGCCCCGTGTCACGCTTGTCACGCTTGTCACGCACGTCACCGTTACGCGCTCTATGATTTTGTTGACGTATTCGCGTTTGCTCGCGGCGTTTGGCAGTTTCTTCCTTGTCCGCGATCTCGACCACCCTCACGATCTGCGCCTCGGTCAATCCAGCTGCGCGCAGTGTCGCGACGGTGATGATCATGCTGCCCTCCAAGGAGGCCGGCAGGGAAAACCCGTTCGCGCCGGGTGGCAAGAGGGACCGGGAAATAATCCCCGCTATTACCGGAGCGCGCCCCAGCGCTTCAGGACGGCGAGCGCCGCGTCCAGACCGTAGGCGGTCGCAACCTCCACCTTGGAGTGCCGCAGCGCATCCTGGCGCTCGCGCTGGGCCGGCGAGAGCCGTCCCTTGGCGGTCTTCAATTCCAATTCATGGTAGCGACCTTCCGGCGAGAGCGCGGAGATGTCGCCGACGCCGGCCTTCATGCCCTGGAGCTTCAACTCACGGCCCAGCTGGGGCGAGCGGCGCGCGGCGTTCGGCGTTGACCAGAATTGCCAGCCGTGCTTCCCGCGCCATTCCAGATGTTCGAACACCGCCTTCTGCAGCTGCGCCTCGGGCTGTTGCCGGCGCTTGCGGATCAGCCGCCTCATCGCTGCTCCAGCATGCGCCACAGTGACGGCGGCGCGGTGAAGCCCTTCATGGCGAGCGCGTCGATCAGGACGACGTAGGTGTAGCTGGGAAAGACACCGTCGTTGCGCCAGTTGATGAAAGCGTTCTGGCTGCAACTGGTGATCTTCATCACCGCGACCTTGCCCTTCAGCGCATCACCGTCGCCTAGCGCGTCGATGACCTCTTCTACGGAATAGCACTGCTTCGGCTCGGCGGCGGTAGGACTGCGACGGCGTTTGGCGACGACAGGCATGGGTTGACCATCCGTTCAGAAAAAATGTACGCTCCCCGGTTCTCTACAACCTTTTGACTGCGGAGACAATAATGGCCCTATCGACAGAAGCTCTGGCGTATCGCGTCGGCAAGCTCGGCGGCAGTGACATCGGCAAGATCGTCAACGGCACGAACGAGGACATCATCAAACTATGGAAGGAGAAGATGGGCGACCTAGCGCCCGAGGACATCAGCGACAATTGGCCGGTCTATCGCGGCACCCACAGCGAACAGCCGCACCTGAACTGGCAGGAGCGCAAGAACCGGATGGAGATCACCCGGCGCGGCGACACCATCAGTCACTACCGTTACGACTGGGCGTTCTGCACGCTCGACGGTTGGCTCGATGCGCTGGAGTGCCCCATCGAGGTCAAGGATGTCGGCGGTCGCGAGCCGCTCGATCCCGTGCTGCTTGATCGCTACGCGCCACAGCTGCAGTGGACGATGGAGATGACCGGCGCGGATGTGTGTGCGTTGAGCGTCATCATCGCCGCCGAGGCCCCGGTCATGCAGTTCGTTGATCGGGACAAGGCCTACGCCAAGCTCCTGATCGAGCGCGGCGCGATCTTCATCGAGCATGTCAGGAACAGAACGCCGCCGGTCGAACTGCCGGCGATCCCCGCACCTATCAACGCCACCAAAAACTACGACATGCAAGGCAACAACGAATTTGCACACCACGCAGACATCTGGCTGCAGCTGCGTGACAGTGCAGCGGCATATGACGACGCAGCCAAAATCCTAAAGTCTCTCGTTCCGCCCGACGCCAAGCGATGCTTCGGCTACGGCGTTCAAATCACGCGCAGCAGCGCGGGATATCTTTCATTGAGGGAGAAGGCAGCATGACATCCAAATCAAAATACGCCGACGTGCGTCACCCGTTCCTCTACCACCTGATCTTCCCGGCCAACGGACAGCGCGTCGTCAAGAAGGCAATGGCCAAGGTCATCACCGCGAAGCGCCCGGTGACGATCACGCTCGGCAAGCCGCATGTGCTGCGGTCCAAGCGGCTGCACGGCAGAGGCAGAACCGATCTCTGTTCCGGGGCACTCTGCACTGTCGATCACGCCGCTGCGTTTCCGCACAACGTCGAGGGTCATGTCGATTTCCAATACAGTCGCGTGTTCATCGTGAACAAGCTCGACAAGCTCGGCCTGCCGGCAGAGTGCTACGCCTACGAGCACAACCGCGCCGACATCGCGAAGCTCAACGACGCGCCCGATGGGCACGACAAGCTCCTGGCGATGATAGACCGCGACGGCCCGATCACCATCGAACTCAAGCCGTACCGCAAGCGCTCGGAGCCGGGACGCCCCGGCAAGGGACGCGGCAAGAGTGGTGCGCGCGGCAAGAATGTCGGCAAGGGAGCCAAGCTCCGCTACGCCACGATGAAGCTCGGCGGCTTTCCCGACAAGGAGGACAAGTGATGGAGTTACCCGGCTTCAGCCCCACCCGGCGCGTCGTGCTCAACGATGACGGCACCTACACCGTTTACGTGAAGCCGCCGGCAACTGTTGGCAACTATCCAGAGGTCAGCGTGAAGCTCACCGTGGATCAGTACGACCGCTACCTGTCGTGGCGCGAGCGCGCCGCGATGATCCAAGAGGCGTTGCCAGAACTGTCAGCTGCTACGCGCGAGATGCTGATGACCGGACTGGGCGACGAAGACTTCCACCGCATTGCCCGTGATCCCGAGGAGGATTGAATGAACGTCCCTGCCAAAATCAAGAGTGCGACCGTCGCCAGTCGCTTCTCTGACGAGCAGCTGCAGTTGATCAAGACGACAATCTGCAGAGGCGCGAGCGACGACGAGCTAACACTGTTCCTCTACCAGTGCGAACGCACGGGCCTCGATCCGTTGTCGCGCCAGATTTATGCAATCAAGAGATGGGATGCACAGCAGCGCCGTGAAGTGATGGGCATCCAAGTGTCCATCGACGGCTTTCGGCTGATCGCCGAGCGCAGCGGAAAGTATGCCGGCCAGGAGGGACCATTCTGGTGTGGCAAGGATGGTCAGTGGCTCGATGTGTGGGTGGAGAGCTTCCCGCCGGCAGCTGCCCGCATCGGTGTGTTGCGCGACGACTTCCAAAAGCCATGCTGGGGCGTCGCGCGCTTCGGTTCGTATGTGCAGACGAACAAGGAAGGCAAGCCGACGAAGACGTGGCAGGGCATGCCCGACGTGATGCTGGCGAAGTGCGCCGAAGCGTTGGCGTTGCGCAAAGCGTTTCCACAGGAACTGTCGGGCCTGTACACCAGCGACGAGATGGAACAGGCACAGACAGTGCAGGAGATCGAGCCGCCGCCGGCCAAGGCAACGCATCAGCCTGCGGAGGATTTGCCTTACATCAACAAGCCGCGCGAGGTCGTCAAACCATACGAACTCACGACCGGCGTCAAACCCGCCGCTCCGATACCCGCAGTCTCGGAACCGGCGGTAGCCGCCCCATCTGCTGGCACCCCTTCGGGTGGGGCGGCGCTTTCTGTTCTGGACATGGCGCGCGAGGCAGCGCGGCGTGGCGAGGAGCCGATGCGCAAGTACTGGAAGAAGTGCAACAAGGCACAGCAAGCCGAGATCAACACCATCCGCGCAGAACTCGATGAACTGGTGGACGAGGCCGAGGCCTTTTTAGGAGAAGACAGCGATGATACCGAGCAGGGTTGAATACCTATTGATGATGGCGAAGGACTATAAGTCCGATGGCGACGACATCGTCTCACAGCAAAACGTCGTCTATATCGCGCACGCAAAAAAGCTCGCGGATATGTGGGCAATCGCGGAGGAGACACGTCTGATCTTGCAGGAGGAAATGAAGCGCTTCAATCGATGGCTACCAGAGGAGATGCGGCAGCAAGCGCCGAAGACTGTCCAGCAGCAAACACTAACCGATGTGCATGGACAGCCGATGCCGCGCGTTGTGCGGCAGGGACCGCGCGAGGCGCAGTCCTAGTCTGGGGCGGGATAGGTTAGCTCGGCCTCACTGTCAGTGGTGAGGTCGAGCACCGTCATCACTAGCGGGCTTAAATCCATCACCCGATTAGTGTCAGAATGTGGCCCCCAGTCAGCGGGCCAACAATCAATAAAATTTCCGGTGCGAGGATTGGTGACGCGGGCCAGCTGCCCACTGTCGCGTAGCATCGACTTGGATGTGACCTCATAGTCCCAGCGCGCGGCGCAGTATGGTGTCCAAGGATTTAGTCGCCGTGCTAGCCCGGTCGTCGCGTCTGGCTGGTAAGGCAAAAATAATTGCGGTGCCTGCATTTCATCCGTGATGAATGCTAGCTGCTCGCTAGGTGATACACCTTGGTCGTTGGGGCCACCAAAATAGCTAACCTTACCTTTCACCGCAAACAGCACACCGCTCGGTGGCTCTGGGCCAGGATCGGGGCCTGGACCCGGCTGCACGTCGTCACCAACGATAGCGGCTGCGATGGCGGAACAGATGTCGGTAAAGCGCGAGCGCAAGATATCGCAGTCGCTTGGATTGTCGCAGAACGCCATTTCGAGGAGCGCGCTTACCTCCCGTGTCGAGTTGAGAAACTTGAGATCGGATCGGTGTTTTGCTCCACGATTGGTCAAGCCAGAAGCAGTACATATTGCATCCACTATGTCTGTGGCGAGCGCCTCGCCGGCACTGGAAACGTACAGCACTTCGCAGCCGTGAGCGACACCGTTGTAACAGTTTAGGTGGACGCTGAGATCGTAGTCGTGATCGCCCCACGCATTGTGCGCATTCACTATCGTCGTCAAATTCGTGCCTTGGTCATACGACGTGTTGTCGTGAAACACCTTCACGGTGACACCACGCGCTTGCAGCTGGCGCGCGATTTCGTCAGTGAATTTTCGAGCCTCGTCAACTTCGTCCATGCAGGGTGGAATTGGCGAACCAGACGCCCCCCGAATATGAAGCCCATGCCCGCTGGATATAAACACCTTCATGGCTTGACCTCACATGGTGGAGGGGTCCAATCGAGCGCAAACTTGCGCGCACGAGCGTGAGCATTGATCGCGTTCACGATGCCGACGCGAGCGCGTTTCGGTTGATCGATGTTCGGGTCTTTCTGCCAGATGTTGTAGAGATGCTGCGTCGCTTCCTTCAAACCGTCATCGATCCCGTGCAACGCGATGTCACGCACCCGCTCGCGCTCGGTGGGGTCCATGCAATCAAAAGCAATGTTGCTCTCGGCCCGTTCGAACAACGCAAGCAGGATCAGTGTGAGAAGGACGGTGACGATGCCGACAGCCAGCGCGATCCACCGCTCGCGTGTCATTCAAAAGCGCCCATCAAACACCAACCCAGCCAGGAACGCTGT